CATATAATAATGATACCCATATGTTTCTATATCTTGATCTCTCCACGGTATATTAGGAATTCTTCCATCATATGACATTTTCTTTAAAGCAATTGCATCTTCTTTAGTATCACAAAGAATAGCACCGCCTCTTCCTAAAGATAAATGTTTTTGGAATTGAAAACTTAAACACATAAATGATCCTGGGATGTAACTATCTTTTTTCCATAATACTGCTGCATCATAAATAGGTTTGAAATGTTCATTAACTTTATAATAATCTTGCCACTCTTCATCTCTCCACTCTAAATTAATATTTAATTTATTAGCCAAGAAAGGAACAGATATATAAGTTCTTTTTGGTACTGTAATTGTTCCAATGTTTTGTAATCTTAAACATAATTCAATTCCGTGTGTACATGCATCTAAGCAGACTGCATACGGTGCTCCAAAAAATTCTGCAAGCCTTTCTTCTAATTTTGTTACATTTTCAAAACTCATATACTATTTTTATTTTATTATATATTATAGTAAATTTAATTAACTAAATGAACTTTCATAGCAGTACCACTTACCTCAAAACCATTCTTATCATAAAAATTAACCAGAGACTCATCACAAAATAAAGTTACTCTGTAACATCGTTTTTCTTTTGCAATTTTAACCAATTCTTTAATAAGATCAACACCTATTCTTTTTCCTCTTACTTTATTATCAACAACTATATCTTCAATGTGGCCAGCAGATTCCCCTCTAATTTTACTTTCTATTACAACTGCACCGTAAGCAACAATTTCATTATCATATATACCTACAATTGAGTTAGAAGAAGTATTAGAAATAAATGAATCCCAACATTCTGATTTATCCCTAGAAGAATAATCTATCTTTGTTAATTGCTGTAATAAAGGAAAGACTTTATCTAAATCTTTTCTTTCAACTTTTCTAAATATTATTTTTTTATCCATTATTAATTATATGGCTCTAACTATATTTTGTTTATAATTTGTATAGCTTATTAATTGAAGTACTTAAATAAACAGCAGTATTTGAAATGGCAGATACTGGTGCTTTTAAAAAGTAATTACATTTACTTAAAGTGTAAATTTCTTTAATACATTCTAAACCCATATAATATTTATGAAATTTTCTATCATCTTCATATCTCTCATAAGGATCAATATGATTCCTTTCGTTAGTGGCACGATAAAGGTTATGATAAACTACTGGTATATTAAAACTTTTTTCTATTATAGGTAATACTTTGCTATCATCAGTTGCAATAAAGATTTGATTTATATTAGGGTTTTCTGATAAGATAGATTTAATTTTATTAATGTAACTATCCAAAGGGTTTTTATTATTGTAATAGCGATTATTATGATGAGCCATATCAGTTAATCTTATATGAACACCTAAAGTTTGTTTTCCTTTTAATACATTATTATAATAAAGATCTAATTCTTCTTTAATATAATCTTTAAGTTTAAATGATTTATTAAATTTGTATTGTAAGTTAGAATAATCAGATAGGTTAACATCTCTATAATCAAAGTTAGGTTTATCAAAGTCTGTTTTTAAACTACTTATAATCTCGGCACCTTTAGGTAAAGATATTTGATCATAATAATATTCCCAACAATTAGAAGTATTAAATTTGTTAAAATTTTCTTCTGTGCATACACAAGGTACAGTTTCCATATCTATGTAAACAGTATCATCCGTTGATAAGTTGTTAATAATATTAAGAGCAATTGTTATATTACTACCAAAGCCTGCTCCAGCAAATCTATGAGACTGGCCTATCTTATGAAATTGTATAATCTTATTCATAGTAAGATTTTAGTTTTTGATTAATTAAGTCTTTACATGCAACATAACTTAAATGAATGGCATCTTGGAAATAATGATAATAATCGCCTTCACTAACTATATTATCCCATATACTTATAAAGTTAATGTCTAAAGCTTCGCACCTATTATTAAACTGCTCATTCATTAGCTTAGATAATACATTTCTTTTCTTTGGTGAATTATACAAATGATGAGCTTTATTGTCACTAATGCCACTAGGAGGTACACCCCATACCAAAACATTATATCCTTCATTCTTGTATTTTTTTACAAAATTAAAATAGCGATCTGTAATTTCATTTATAACACCTCTAACATTTCTTCCTAATTCTTCTTGTTTACCTATATGCATACGCGTATCAATTTCGCCATATACAAATAAAATATAATCCTTTTCTTTGCATATCTTATATTCTTTAATAATTTCATCCACCATTCCAGTTTTTGTTATCATGTTATATGCTGTATTAGGACCAGTCCTTATCGCTGTAAAATTAGGATCGTTTTGTAAAAAAGGATTATGTGGTTGATTAAGAATTATAAACTTACCGTTTTGTATTTTATAACAATATCCATACTGAGGCTGAATAAAATGACCTTTCTTACCATCATAACCGTTGAATAAACTTGAATGACTATCTCCTATTACATATATCATACTCCGTAAATCTTTTGTATGTTTTCTGATAAAATAGTAGCTACTATAGAGACAGATGATTTATGAGCCTTTAAAAAATACTTACACTTGGTTAATGTAAATATTTCTTTCATACACTCTGTTCCTAACTTATACCTATGATTTTCTCGGTCAGCAGTAAATCTTTCATAAGGAGTAGAATGTAAATTTTCATCATCAGCTCTAAACATATTAGGCCAATAAATAACAGGAACACTTATAAGAGATTGTAATTCTTTAATCGCTCTGTGATCATCTGTAGCTAAAAATACTTGTTTAATATCAGAATTTTCTTTTAAAATGGAATTAATCTTATCAGCAAATTTATTAACTTTAGGGTTAGATCCTAAAAGAGCACTGTAATCAGTTAGTCTTATCTGTACTCCTAATGTTGGTTTATCTTTAATGTTAGTTTTATAAAAATCATCTATTTCTGATTTTAGATAATCTTTAATTTTAAAGTTATTAAAGAATTTATTTTTTAAGTCTATGTAATTATTAGGATTTAAAAAATCTTTTTGTATGTCATAATGAATGTTCGGTCTGGTTTTACTATTCATATATTTTAAATCATCCTTTTCATTTATTGATATTTGATCAAAATAATATTCCCATGAATTATAAGTGTCATGTAAAAATGAATCCTTTTCAGTACAGCAGCATTCATTAGTTTCCATATCCACATACATTCTATCGGAATCATTAATATAAGTTAATGCATTAAGAGTGATAAACACATTACCTGCAAAACCAACCCCTGCGAATTCAAAAGAAGGTGCTATTTTAATAAACTCTAATTTATATTTCTTTGCTTCCATTAGTTGAACATGTTTTATAAACTTTATTAAATTCTTTGCCCCATAACATAGTCCCTGTAAATATACCTGATAATCTACCATAAAAATAATTACTCATACCTAAAAGCTTAGTTTGAATAATTGTTTCTTCTCCTAACAATTTACATTGATTATTTCTTTTAGCTGATATATTAGGCCAACACATATATTTTGTTATGTAATCCATAGATTCATCTGTTCTTCTAAATACATCTTTCATAAAATAAGAATTAGGAAATTCTTTACTTAATTCATTTACATATTCTTGTTCTTCACTTGCAAAAAATAGTTTAGTTATATCAGGATTTTCTTTAAGGATTTTCTTTATACCTTTTATATAATCTTTTACTAAAAATTGCCCGAACACTGGATGGTCTGCATCAATATTATTCTTATAATCTTTACTATTATATTCACAGCCTCTGGCCATTACACCTAGTACTACATGATCCTTAAATTCCTTTTCATATATTTCATTAATCTTATTTAGTATATGTTTTTTAGGCTTTATGTAAAGTTCATCAATATGTTGTTGTTCTTTTAATTTAGATGGTTCATTATAATAATGTTTACCGTGATCAATTACAGACATGATATCTGTACCTTTCCAATAATCAATTTTATCATTATCTTGCGGTATTGGTTGATCAAACCATAAATCAAAAGGATTTCCTTTAGGTATAATTACATTAGATCCATGCCTACCAACACCATTATATGAAGAATCGGCAAAAGGATTAAAACCATCAACAAAAGTTGTTTTACTCCAATCAATATAAGGTACTGTCTTCTCTTTATTTTTATGATGTATTATGATTTGCTCCAAACACATTCTATAATTTGAAAAGAATCCATATCCGTAACCCCACCCATAACATGTTGGTGATATATTATAAAAATTATTCATCTAAAAAAGTCTTGTCTAATTTTTGCCCTTCATAAGGCCCAGTTTTATATTCGTACACTAAAGTATCATCTTCTAATATTTCATATGTATGACCACCTTCTAAGGTAAAAGAAGCATCACCTGGATTTAATATAGGAGTTGCTATAATTTGATCATCAATATCATAAAAAATACATTTAACTTTACCTTTTATTACAATCCATGATTCTTGTGCAATAACATCTCTAGTTCTATTTTTCCAAATATGTTTATGTGGTTTAAATGTTTTACCATTTTCCATTTTTAAAGTAGAGCATTGAATGAAATGTTCTTCTGGTATTAAATCAACTCTAGGTTCTGTTATTTTATCCAATCTTTGTACTATATGTAATAGCTTTGTAGGATCTACTTTTGAATATATTTTTTCCATAATTTATTTTTTATTTATGCGACTGAGAAATTCATCTACTGAAAGAAGATCCAATAACTCTTTTCTATTTTTTTCTAATAGTTCATAAGTTAATTCTTCTTTAATTTTTAATAATTTTTGGTTTCCTTTACTTATAACACCACAACCAAAGCATGCATCTACCACAAACATGCTTAGATCTTTTCTGTTAGATTTTAATTTTACAAATGATTTCCAAACATCTCCAGTCCACGGCATATTTAAATTTAAAGGTGGATTTCTTTGCATCAATTCAGATGTTGGATTCATATCATGACAAATAATATAACCTCCTTCATTTAATACATCTAAAGAATTAATAATATCTTTACTTATTTGATCTGCTGTGTGTAAACCATCAAGAAAGATAACATCAAAGGTTTCTTTATTTTGTTTAAAGAAATCATCAGAAGTAAGCTTATGAGTTATTTTTACTTTATCTTCAAGGCCAGATAATAGCTTTGGAAAAGGTTCTACTAAAAACTTTTTATTACATTTAATTTCATTAAAATTAATACCGCCACCTGCACCTATTTCTAAATAATACTCGGCTTTAGTTTTATTAATTATTGTTTGTATGACATCATATCTTTCCATATTATTTAATTATTTTTTTCCAACCTTCCCATACAAATTTAAAGTCATACTCTAAAGTAAAATCTTTACTAAGGGTCTTTCTTATACTATCTCTTCTTTCTTCTGCCTTATCAATAAAATTATGAAATTGTATTTGAATATCAGAAAATCTTTTTAGTTCATTATTTTTAATTACAGCTTCAAGTAATGAATATTCTTCCCCTTCTATATTTAGCTTTAGTAAATCTACCTTTTCTAATTTTAATTCATTTAAACAATCTAAAATATTTACAACTTTTATTAATTCTGTGCCGGTAAATTTACCGTTTGTAGTATGCACAGAGGTTCCATCACCCTGTAAGTTTATTTTAAGAGATTGAGTCAATCCACCTAATCCATAATGAAAAACTTTTATCTTTGAATTACCTTTAAATTTATTTACTATTAAATCATAATATTCTTTTACAGGCTCAAATACATAAACATTGCATTTATATTTGTTATATATGTTTTCGGCAAACCAACCTTTATAACCACCTGCATCTATAACTATAGAATCTTTATCTAAGTTATAATTTAACCTAAGGGTATAGTCGCCCTTTTCGGCTAAGAACTTTGCTACTTCATTCATACTCCGTATATTTTTTTAATTTTATTAGATATCCTATCCCCTGGTGATAAATGATATTGGTTTAGTAAACATCTTTTATAATTATCTTCTATAGCTCCTAATCTTTTATTATAATAATCAGGTGTTAGTTGATTAATTTTATTAATAGCATCCTCACCATCTTTTACTATAATCATCCCTTCTCTATTAAAATGTTCATGAATGTTTTTGTAACCTTTATAAATAGGTATAGTTTTATTAATAAAGCAATCTATTAATCTTTGGCTAAAATTTTCATCATCATTATTTTCAGGACATATGTTAAACATAGATTTATATAAAATAATCTTATCACTGATTTCAAACTGTTTACCTTGTGGAAGTAATGGGAATTTTTTGGTTGTACCAAATGCAGACGTAGGGCTTTCATTACTATCAAAGAATTTTATAGGAATATTAATTTTATCTGAAGCTTCCCAAATATCCTTTCTTATAGCATAAGGGCCACCTCGATACATTTTAGATGTACTATTAAAACTTACACTGAATTCTTTTTCTGTAACTTCATGAGTTCTATCAATTTTGCTATGGCATGTCATACTACCATTTGTCCAACATTCTGCTAAAGGAGACCAATGTGCATGAGGAACTGCATTAACAATATTTCTATCAGTGGTAAAAATAAGATCAAATAAATGAGCATCACGTATAACATCTGCTGAAGGTTTACTATTTCTTAACGGTTCTTCAAAATGTATAAAGAATATTTTTGCGCCAGGATTAGTGTTTCTTAGATTTTGAACTTGCTGAGGCTGATATTGCCTACGAACTAAAACAGAAGGAAAAGGTAAATTTACCATTAACCAATATCTTGAATTTTTTGCTAAATAGTTTGCCATCTTTCGGGTATTATATTATTGCCTCTTACTGAAGTAAACCATTGAGCAGGGCCTATTACTTTTTTATTTGCATTTTTATTTAAATAAGCACCCCACCAAGAAAATGAAGAACTTGAAATTATATTATGTGTACATTTAGATTGTAAAAACATTTCTACATAATCTTTTTCATTATCAATAAATACAAACTTATCTCCAATAAAATTTTTCTTACACCAATCTAAATCATCACTAAAAATTAAATACCTATCTACCTCACCTACACAGTCCATTCCTTTTTGGTAATAATCCATGTCTCTTACTGCGTGTAAACCATAATTTAAGTAATCACCTCTTCTTATATGAATGCTACAAGTTACGCCTTTTAATAGATTATCATATTTTATTAATTGATGATTTGTAAATTCACTAGGCTCAAATAAATTTAAAATTAGAGTTTTATTTGGAAAGTATTTTTCTGATTGAAAAAAACCATCATATAAAGTATCATCTGTAACTTTAAAAGATTCATAGTGGAAAGGTACAGCTTTTCTATTAGTTGGTGGTTTTTCTATCTTAGGCCAATTAAAATTTTTAAAAATTTTTAAATAATCAGTAGCATGATTTAATTTAGGATTATGTACTTTATCATTATTTAGGTGCTGTAGATTTTGATCAATATTCCAATACCCTGTTTTAAGATTTCCCATAAAACCTTCATATTGTATAAAAGAAGTTTGAAACATCATATTACCTAACCCACCTTTTAGTCTACAAGTTATCATTTAGCATTATATTTTACTTTCATTCTTGTACTATAATCTCTAAACCCATCTTGAATGTCACTGTGACTTCCTCTCTGCCAAGCAAGAGGTGGATTGAAAGCATAAGCATTACACTTAGGTTGAACAACTGCTGCTAAATAACCATCAACTGCAGTATAAAACCAAGGCTCTTCAGCAAGAACAGAATTTATTGCTAAATCATAACAACTTTCATTAATAGCATAACATGTAGTGGTAATCATTCTTGCACACTTTACTACATTTTCACTAATTTTTTCTGGAATGAATCTTCCCCCACGATCTTCATGAATTCCTCCAAAATACAACATATCCCAATCAGCAGGAACTTCCTTTATTAATTTACTAAACTTATTATGTAATTCTGGTACAAAATCACAATCATCTTCAACTACTAAAACATTCTTCCAGCCTTCTGCCTTTGCTCTTTTCCAAATATTTACATGACTTGCCATACACCCTGCTGCGCCGTTCCAAGAAGCTCGCCTAATTGCATTAATACCTGCATCTCTTTCAGTTACATGTTTCCATCCCATAGGATTTCCTTCTACTGCTGACATTCTTTCTACGATAAGATTATTAGCACTCCATTGTTTCCAGGATTCTTCTAACCTATCTTTTCTTTTATCTAAATTTATACAAATTATTTTATCAAAGTAATTATTTATCATATTATTATTATTTTAGTTGCCAGAGAGATAATGTTTTGTCAGCAATATAATCATCTCCCCATTTATATTTTTCCGTTGGGGATGCAATGCATTCTAATGGTTTATCCATTCTCCAAGGTGATAATATAAAATTTTGCGGTCTCCAACCATTAAACTCTTCAATATCAATATTTACCTCAATAGAATTAAAATGAGTAATAAAAACATATCTTATAGATGATTTATGTAAAGATTCTAAAACCTTTGATACATATTCATTTGGAAAATGTACTAAAACATCTTTAAGAATAATAGCATCAAAATTTCTACCTTCTATACATTTGGAAAAATCATTAATAACATCGGCTTTAATAAATTCTATATGATTTTTCTTTTCATACTTATCTTTATTTGACTTTATTAAATCATCTACAATATCAACACCACGGTATAATTTAAATTGATCTACGATCTCTTTCATCCAATTAAAATCACCGCATGCAATATCTACTATATTTTCAATTCCATATTTTTTGCAAATTTTAGGCAATTCTAATCTAAGAGTTTCAGTATTACTTAAAGTAGAACCAGTACCTGACACAGACTCTTGTTGATGATTAGACCATTTCTCTTCATCAAAAACTTTAGTGAATATTATTAATTGATCATTATCTTGGATACTCATTACAATTTATTTTTTAATTTTCTGCTTGCTTGAAAATGCTCTATGATAGGTTTAACATCTGGATACATGGCCCTCATACTATCAAAAATCATGGTATATTCTGGTGGAAGATTACCATCTTTAATCTTTCCTTCAGTTCTCATTTCAATAATAGACTTTCCTAAATTCCATTGCTCAAATGTTTTTGCATTAGGCCCTTCTGCTATATTTTCCCCTTCCCACCTTTTACATAAATCTCTCATATGAGAATTATTTGCCATATAAATAGTACCACTTAAACACTCATTTTTTCTCCACCTAAAATCTTGCCATCTTACAGCAATGTCGTAATTATAATTGTCAAATAATTTAGGATATGAATGAATGATAGCATCACTGTCCACCCAAACAATACTCTTACCTATATGCTTATCTAACATTTGGCCCATAAACTTAGCCTTAAATCTAGTATTAGCTTGCCAATCCCCTAAGTTTTTTACACCAACAATATCATAAGGTATTTTTAATTTATCTAAAGATGATTTAAGTTTTGCTGCTTCTTTTTCATACGGAGTATTAACTGTATAGTAAGAAACAATAATATAAGGTTTTTTATTATTTAGAACAGCAGTCTTTTTTAGAATATTATTTAGTTTGCTACTTTTTATTAATGATTCTAATGGAGATGGGGTTAAAGTACTTAAAACAGACTTAAATTTTGCTGATGTTTTTTTATAGCTACTTATTGCATCTAATAAAGATTCTTTATAGCTTTCTATCAGATTTTTAATGTTTGATGTGTTACCGTATTTAGTATGATAGTGTTGATGTTTTTGAGTTACGCTTAAATCAAATCCTATTAGATATATTTCTTTATATCCTAATAAGATTGCTAGCTGTATGGCGCAAAATCCACTATTGTTACCATGCACAAATTTATTTTCATCTAATGAAAACCCTGTAGGTATTTTTTCATGATTTGAATAAACAATCCCAGAAAATTTATTTAGCTCTCTATATACGGTGTTAGTTCTTGTATCTATTACTTCCCCATTAATTGTTTTTATATAAGCATTACCGGTATTAACAATAAAATAACTATACTTAGCTTTCTCTGTTACTTGGCTTACTGTATTAATATTTCTTCTTGGATCAAAATAACTATAATCCATTGTTATGAAATATGTAGGGTTAATTACATTATTTATGGAAGCATTAACACAAATAGTATCCTCATCTTTTAATAAATCTAAGTTCATACCTTTAACGGAAGGACCGCCACCAATTATAAAAACTCTATTCCTTTCTACGTAAGGCTTGTAAAATTTATTTAATGTAGCAGGAAATAACAAGTCTTTACTTCTAGGAGTCTCCCTAGACCTTAAAGGTCTTATCGTCCTCCTATTCTGTGGTGCCTTGTCAACAGTATTAGGGTTTATTAAAATTTTAGGTATTCTTCTTTTACGCACTGAGATAAGTTATTTTGTTATTTATTCATACTAAAAAAGGGAGAATTTCTTCTCCCTTTTCTAAATGTTATGAGAAGTAAGTTACTTAACTTTTTCAATAACAGGCTCAGTAGGCCCTTCTTCATTAACTACTGCGTTGGCATCTTCACCTTCAGCTTCTGTTGTTGGTGGTACAAAAACTTTAATAGCTTTTGCAACCATTTCAGCGTCTTCTAATGTAAATGCGCCTTTACCTTGTGCAATGCGCGCAGCTTGTATAAGTACATTAACTGCTTGCCCTTGATTCATCTCGTTAGTTTCTTTTGACATAATTTATAAATTTGTTTATTATTATATACCTTAAATTAATTTAGTTTCATAATATTTCGATATCATTTTCTAAATCTTTTTTGGTTGGTATAGTAACATATAGTATACCTTTTTCTACTTTTGCTTTGATTTTCTTTCTATCAAAATCATCAGGTAGACCAAACCTTTTACTTAAAGGTGGAGTCCACATGTTATCTTCACTTTCAATTACAACACTTAGGTCATTCTTAATAAGTTTGATTTTAATATCTTCTTTATCAAAACCAGGAACTGGCATTTCTAAAATGTATTTACCATCTTCTTTATCGAAGTGGTATTCTTTAAAGGGATTTTTGATTTTATCCAATTCTCCCCAAAACGGATGGTCCTTTAGGATCTCATCAAAATTTGATTTAAATGTAAACATAGTTTAATTATTTTTAGTTATAACAAGGATTATTCCTTATTTAATTAATATACTGAAAAAACCGTGCCACAAGTGAAATAGCACGGTTTTTCGGAAATATTGTCATCTTTCTATGTTTGGTTATGACATTGTGTCAGGTTAAATGTCTATAAAGACATTAGCATATCCATTAGTTCAGGTTGAGGAAACATATCAGATTTAGTTGTACGAACATTACTGTGTGTCCATAATCCTTTATGCTTTCCTTCTAATACTTCTTGATTAAATTCAAATGCATCAGCACCTTTTTCTTTAATAAGAGCAGGTAAACCGGCTCTAACATCAATGTTATCTCTATCACCAATCCAAAGTATCCAATCTCTTAGTACTTCTATTTGTTTATCAGAATACCTGTGCCATGTTTTATATCCTCTAAAAGGTTTTGCTAAAGTAACAAGTTGAGATGCATCGGCTCGAGTACCTGCATATGTTTTACCATCTTTAATCCATCCAAAATTATTTACTTCAATTCCTACAGAGTTTTGGTGCATATAGCTTCTTCCTGTTCCTAAGTGCCATCCCCAACCACCGGCTGGCATACACTGTACTAATTCACCGTCATATTGATTATCATTACCTTTTATTGATTGCCCACCTAAAACAAATTCTGTTGCAACGCTACCTCTGGTATCACCTGCCCAATGATCAATTGTTTTGAATGGATTATTCCAACCTGCGGTATGATGAAGAAATACATATTCTGGTTTACTACCTGTAAAATATTCGTGCTGTGGTAAAAAATGTTTATGAATTATTAATCCACATTTCGTTTCGTAAGTAAGCTCCGAATTATCAGTGCTAGCGAGACCCATACAATCCCAAGTGGCAGGACCAACAATACCATCAACCACCAGTCCATTTTGAGATTGCCATTCGCATACTTTATTATGAGTTTTCGGACCAAATTTACCATCAGCATTAATCTTTAAGAAGGTTTGTACTTCAGCAACTTCAGGTCCAGTAGATCCTTGCTTTAATATCATAGTTATAGTTATTTGATTTATTTATTCTTTCTCTTATCATAGAACTCTTCATATGCTTCAATAAGATCATCTACAATAGGATCCCTATGATTTTCAAATAATGTAATAGAAACAAAGTTCTTTATCTTTTTTCCTAATTTGTATAAAAATCTAAAACCTGAATCTCTGCTATTTTTTAAATCAACTTGCCCGTCATCTCCACATACAATCATTTTTGATCTTAAACCTATTCTGGTTGCAATCATTTCCATTTGGCTCATCGTAACATTTTGTGCTTCATCAACAATAACAACACTATCTAAAAATGTTCTCCCTCTCATAAAAGCCACTGGTACTATTTCTATTTTACCATCTTTTATAAAAGGATCTACACGTTCTTTACCATATAAAGTATACATGTTTTGATATATTGGTTGAACCCAAGGATCCATTTTTTGGTGTAAATCACCAGGCAAAAATCCAATCTCTTCTTTTGATACCGTTGGTCGTGTTATTATGATTTTTTCATAGTGTCTTCTGAAAAGACCATCTAATGCTACTTGGCATGCTAATAGAGTTTTACCACTCCCTGCTTTACCTGATAATACTGTTATTGTATTTTGTAGTATTTGTTCTTTTGCGCTTTTTTGTTCCTCGTTTAGTTGTATATTAAATTTAATTGGATTTTTGATAACTCTTTTTTGACGAAAGACATCGTCATCATATGTTCTTGCTGGCATTGCGAATATTTTTTTTACTCTAAGAGTTTAGTTTCTTAAGAGTTGGTATACGAATTACTCGTACTGATTACATGTGTTCGCTCCTGTTTGCCTGGGCTTTTTATTTCTGAATCATTTTTTTCCTTTGGGACTTTTTCCACATGATGAACAGTGGCTTTACTAACTCTTGATGCATCTATAACAGAATTATCAATCGTAGGTATTATTTCGTCCTTTTCTTGTGATTCATTAATAACCTCTTCCAAGTTTTCGGATGGTTTATTATCAATCTCTTCAGTTAGATTTTCTGAAGTTTTTTTTATTTCTATTTCTGTGGTAATTTCTTTTACTTCTGTATTAACTTCTTCTGTAGCAATATCTTCTATTTCTAATTCTTCGGGCTTTATATAATCAGTAAGAGATTTTATAAAACCTAATGCAACTAATGGAAGTATAGCTCCACTAACTACAGACAAAATTCTTTTCTGAATGATAGGCTCTTCTTCCTCTAAACCAAAGAGTTCTATCCATCCCATATATTCTTCTAAGTTAACAAATGCATGATATGAATTTGCCATCATTTGAAATGCAGTAAGAAGTAAAAATAAACTCCATACCATTGTCTTGTTTGTTTTGTCTAAAATAATTATTGCTGCAAGAGAGGCCGCTGCCCCTAATTCAAAACCAATAGCTAAAGCCCAGTTCATAAAGCCGTCGTGTGCTAAATCAAAAAAGGCCACAGAGTTAATCATTGATATTGTAGCTACTAAAAAATATAAACTAACAAAAATGCTAATTATACTTATATGTACTAATTTATCTTTCATAATTCAATTTATTTATATACTCCCGGTAACTAATCCACCAGTACCACAACCGGAAGAACCGCCATTTTTATTAATTTTAGATTCTAGGATTGTTGCTACCCATAAACATGGTATACCGTATACTTCGGCTGTACCTGTTGGTAAGTAACCAGTAGGATCTCCTGTATTTTCATTTGCACATTCGGTTAATAAAATTTCTGCAAAAATATTACCAGGGCTTACCTTAGTACATTCAGCAGATAAACATATTCTTATTAATCCTTCATTATGAATGACACCTGAAGTATCTGTGAATTGTAAAACATCTATAAGAAATCCTTTTGACCCTGAAGGAATATCCGGGTACCAAAAATTAGCTACCACGCATTCTAGTTCATTCGTTAACTGGATATGAATATCACAAATATTGTCTAAGTTTAAAGGTAAATCATTAGCTCCAAATAATTGAATATCTATGCATGCGGTAGTTCCTTGCATTATGTACTTAATACAGTCTACCTGAGCAATGATTCTACCACAATACGTTAAAGAACATTGAGGGTCACTTGGAGTAGGAACTCCTGGGATTATAGGTACTCTACCAGCCACATTTAGTCTTCTTTTTCTTCTAAGGCATTAATAGAAATTCTTTCTTTATCAGAAATTTCTTCAATTCTTAGAGTTTTCCAAGCAGGAACGGTTTTGATAAGATATATCATTTCCTCCTCATTTACTATTTGAGTTGATAATGTATCAATCTCCGTAGTTAAAATTCGTTGTTCTTTTTTGATTCTTTCTACTTCTGAATCAATACTACATGATTTAAAATAAGTTAGCAACATTAATGCTAAAACTATTTTAATTCCATGATCTGCAAAAAATTTGTTAAATTTACTCATTGTTTTATTTTTTAAATTCTTGTTTTGGTTTTGCTTTTTCCTCTTCTCCTTTGGGTACTCTATGATAATTTTGAGTTGACCAAGGATCATCTTTTTCACATTGGCAATCATTTACATGCTCACCGCATCTAGGGCAATCTTCTTTAACGTCTTCTAAATATTCTTCAGCTTTAACCTCAGCTTCCTTATTCTTTCCATCTTCTGGATTATGATCTTCCACATGCTTAACTTTCTTATGTCTTACATGATTTAGCTCCTCTGTTATAAAATCCTTAAATGATTTAATTGCCATTTAAATTTATTATTTTTTTATATATTCTCGTTTAATGGATACTTTTCATGAAACTCCTTTACTAATGTAAGGAATTTCTTACCATAAAATGATATATCGTCAAATGTCATTTCAAATACTTGTGGAAATGCGTCAGCTTCATTACTAATCCATATTTCACCACCTTCTGGTTTTACTCCGTTCATTTCCCAATAAGCTAAAGAATATGCCGCAATTTGCATTTTATAATTTTCAATCCAATCTTCTCTTTTAGGTTTCTTTGAAGATTTAAAATCTAAGACGACTAGATGAGCTTTCTTATTCTCGTAAATAATATCAACTCTACCTGCATAACCACCCATCTGAGGTGAATGTAATGTATCTTCTATGGACACTACTTTAGCTATCCTATCAAAACATTCATTATTATAAAAATTAAAAAATAGTTTTCTACCTACGTTAGTTTCAGCTTCAGTAAAACCGTTTTCTTCAACGAAAGGTCCTATGAGAGTTTGTGCCTCCATTAACCTTTCTCTAACAGTTTCCTTTTCAGATCCTAAAAAGTATTCGCAGAACTGATGCATTACGGTTCCTCGGTTAGCAGAGAACTTAGAAATTCTATCTGCTTCATCATCTCCTACTCTCTTTCTCCATTTATCAATTCCTGATTTATCAGTCATTGCGCCTAAGATAGTTGTTACTGATGGGTATTTTTTACCTTCTCCTATATTATAGTATCTTTTACCATTTATAGTTTCTGTTGTTGCTAGTGATTCAGCTGTTGCCATATTTTGTTTTATTGCCTAGAAATATTTCTTGCTCTGCTTTTGTAGGATAACCTAATTCTCTTTTGCATTCAGAGCAGTATTTTTTCATAGAGTTTGATTTATCAAATTGTACAAACGTTTCTCCTTTGTGTTTGCATTCATTTTGTATTTCTTCTTTTACTTTTTCTAATTGATCAAGTTCTTTATCAATTTTATCAACCTGTTTTCTTAAAATATTAGGATCATCAGTTTGTTCCATAGTTCAGTAATTTTTTCTTGGTTATGGCTAAATAGAAGATATAGGACTCTTAGTAATAAAATAAAACCAGTAGTCTTAAGTACTGATATTAAGAATGGCCATAATTTAAAATATTCTCTATCTGCTGATAGCACTAAAAGAAAAGAATCTGTATTGCTAATTTTTTCAAATTCAGGTGATACATAATCTGCAATACCTAATTCCAATAAAAATTTATCATGTTCTCTTAGTTTCATCAAGACATAACCTTCTTGCGAAATTGGCGCTGTTGCAACCTCTTCCGGTAAATTAATCACGGTGTAGATTCTTCCAATCCAATCTACCCTAAAGCCTTTTTCTTGTAAGGCAATTTCCTCAGACTTAGCAACCTTTCTTATTTGCCACCAAATCTTGAGTTCTTTATAAAGTTTACTTATGTACATAATCGTTTGTTATTTATGTATTTAGACTTCAGAAAATAGTTTCATTCCTTCGAGCTGTTTTTTAACTATTTTCCTTCCTCTAAATATTCTGTTCTTAACTGTTTGTAAATTTATGCCCTTTTCGGACTCTATCATAATGTCTAAAATATCCTGATATGATCTATGATTTAAAAATCTTTCTACCATATATCTCTTGTACATTGGAGGCAATGCATTAATTGCTTCATGTGTCATTCGGACTTGTTGATCCAATAAAGTGGATTCTTCTAGCCAATCACTTTCTGATTTTAATAAACCAGTATCTTCATTAATTGTATATACGTTGTCCATACCAGATGGCTCAACACCAGCATCAGTAAAAACATTCATACTTACCTTTTTGTTTCTGAATCTAATCCAACCTATACATTCATTATATGCTATACGATAAGCCCACGTAGTAATTTGGTAATCTTCATTATATTGATCAATCTTCAAATAAACTGTGGTTAGTGTATGAGAAACAATATCATCAGTAATTAAAGGATCTTTAATAATATTATAAACATAAGATCTTAAGCCTGGTCTCATTTTATGATAAAGCTCATTGTAAACACTTTCTTTTCTAGTCTTTTTAAACTCTGTTGCTAACTCTTTGTAAGTCTTCTTTTTAATTTTTGTCATTTATAAAATCTTTGATGGTTGAAAATTTAATTGGTTCGAATCCCCAGAAATCTGTACATGCATTAATACGATTCATTTTTACTAAATCAGTTTTATGTGAAAATACAGTATGACCATGAAAATGAATAGTACCGGAATCTTTGCCATTCCATACTTCTAATGGATAATGACAAAGTATAGAATCATATTGTGGAATCTCTACGAGTTGATCTTCTATTATAGATAAATTATCAAATTCATGTTGGACGTCTAATAACGCTTCATCATTACTACCAATCATAAAATAAATTTGACCGTTTAGCTTTTTGAGAATTTTTCTGGCAGTTTGAGGATCCCATGCAAAATTGCCTAGGTGAAAAACAATATCATTCTTTTTTATTTTTTTATTCCAATTTTTTACTAATTGCTTATCCATCTCCTCAATGTTATTAAATTGAAGACGATTAGCTATTTGTAAAATCTGAGGCCTTCCGAACCATGTATCAGAAGTAATAAAAAAGTCTTTTAAGTTTTCTAAATCGTTAAGCATATTTTTTTGTTTACAGATTAACTGTTATAATTTAAATATAATCAAATTAGTTGGGAACTGAAAATTATTAAGGAACTTTTTTCTAATTAAAGAATAGTTTCCTTTCCATCAATAATATCCTGATAATTAACGCAGCACTTAGATCTTTTAATTTGATCCTTGTTTTCTTTAAGATTAATTTTATAAATAGGCTTAATGTATTCTTCATTTAAATGAGTCTTAAACTCTTGTGGCAATTTCTCTCCATAAAAATCTTCATATACTTTAACATATACTCTTGCCATTTTATCTGCTGCCATACCAGATGCTGAGTTAATTTCGGCAACCCAACAATCTCCACTCTTATCAATCATTAAATCTATTGACCAAAGACCAAGTTTTAATTTTTCTCTAACTTTTTTACAGATGTCATTTACTTTATCCATAAAATCTAATTTACTCATATCTTGATCTACATAAGTAAATTCAGTTTGTTCATCAGCTTCTTTATCTTTAATTTCATTTTCATTTAATGATACTCTCTCATGAACTAATACAGGATCTTCATTCATTAGTAAAACTCTAAATTCTCTATCTAGGTCTTTTGCCTCAGAATAGTTTTCAAATTTACCTTTACTTTTTTCTAAGTCTTCATAAGTATCAAAAATCTCAATACCTAAACCAGAATGACCATCATCTGGTTTTGCAATAATAGGAAATTCTAAATCTTTTGCATCTTCCTTTTTATAAACTGCCTTTGGTATAAAATCAGTATCTTTAAACATTTTATAAAAATCACTCTTATTACCGCTAACCTTCATTGCTTCTGGTAAGTTGTACATAACATCCTCTGATACATTGTATCTCTTTAGAAAATCTAAACCTTCTTTTGAATTTCCACCATAATAAATAAGAGGTAGCTTCGGATCAACATCAAGGTCTTTTTTATAATCACCCTTTGCATAAAATGAATTAAATAGGTTGTCTAAACATACGTCGTTTATTTTACCATAAATTCTTTTATTGTTTTTACCAGTAAGACCTTCTATCTTTTCTCCTGCTAATATAAAATTAACCTTCTTAAGATAGTCTTCATTATTAACTGATTCACTAATACCAAAATGAGATGATTGAGTTCCACCAATTGGTTCTACTTGGTCATCAGCCCATGCTTTAAATTCTTTTTCATTTCTAAATATAAACTTATCAGCTGATAACTTAGTATTAATTAGAGTAATTTTACTTCCTTTTTGAATAAGCTTATATTCTTTACCACCAATGGTAATATCAGCTGATTCATATATAACATACTGTTGTAATGTCTCTGGATCAAAATCTTGTTTATCTAAACTGATTTGTTTTCTATTAGGTCCATAAATAATATAATAGTTAGGCTGAATTTCTAAAGTAACCTTATCTCCTTTTTTAAACTTAACACCAGAGTCACCTTTAATACCTCTTGCCATTTTGCCATCGAAATACTGATAACCTTCATTTAATATAGATTCTAATAAATCTTCTCTACCTAATTGTTTGTAAACTTCTTTTCTGGTTTTCTCCATCTTTTCAGCATACTTAGGATCACTCTTTCTATTAAAAACTACTTGCTGAGTTAAAGAACCGCTAATCTTTTTAACATCTTTATTTCTAGTTTTTATTAACCATGCGGCTAAATCCTTTATAGAGAGATCTTTAAATCTACCGTTTGCATCAGGTGCATCAGAGTCATGCCAATCAGGTGCACCTGCAGGTTTCTTCTCACTTATGAACTGTTCAAATAATTTTAAGTATTTCAAAACAAATTTTATTTTGTTTATATATTTCCAAAGATTGCATCAGATATCCATTGATGTAAAAGATCATCATGTTTATCTACAGTGTAGCTTGCATTACCTTTAAAAACTAAATCATTCATTTGAAGCATTTCTTCTTCTAATTGATTTAAACCATCTAATGCTTTGCCATTTGGATCAATTAAGAATTCTGTCATATCTGGAAATGACTGAGGATTAAATGACTTTTGTAACATTTCACCTACTAAGTTAAAATGCCTTTCATATAAATGTAATGAATGTGCAATATGAGTATAAGTACCTAATTCTAATTCTGGATAATATTTTCTTAAATGCTCTAACATTTGAATTTGTAGTAAACAAAAGAATGCAACATCAGTAGGTGTACCTAGTATAAGATCATTAGATCTCATATCTAAAGTAAAGTTTAATTTATTATCTCTTATTTGAAATATACCATTAAGTGTACATACAAAATCTTTATTACCATTCCACTGATGGGTAGGTTTATTAAAGTGTATGATTGCTTGTCTTGAGTCTTTATCCTGAATTAAGGAATCTAATGCCCATCGGTATTGATTTCTACCGTCTTTTAAATTTTCAGTAAAGATAAGATTACCGTAAGCAGAATTAACTGAGCCATCTTTGTTTTTAATCTGATCCCAGAATTTTGCATAAGGAGTAATAAAATCAGCATCATTACGACCGGTAAAATACCATACTAACTCTGCTGCGATATATTTAAATTGACTACTCCTACGAGAATTCTCATATAGACAATAAGTAGGATCTTCGATAACTAATGCTGCATCAGATACTTCAAATATTTTCATACCCCTAGGAGAGGAAATATGTTGGGGGTTGTGTAAGATATCATTTAATGCTAGCTCGTATGCATCGGCAAATGTTTCTCCGTTATAAACTCTCATTTCTTTTTTTGTTTTTCTTTTACGTTCTTGTATGCTTGTTCTACTACGTCTCCGTATTCTGCATATTTCCATTTCTTAGGATTTTCTGATCTTAGTCTTTTAGATTCTGCAAAAACTAATTCTTTAATACCTTCATAGTGTGCTTGGTAAAGTATATCTTCTGCTGACATTATTGAAATAAATTTAATTGTTTAGGTGATCCGCTGATAGTATTTTCATGCTTTAGAAAATCTATAATAATATTAGATACTTCTTCAGCACTCATTGTGCCTAGATGTATTTTTAATTTGTTTTTAATTTTACTTAAACGATGGGCTCTATTAAAACCATCGATCTCTGCTTTTACTTCTTCTTCATTGCCATAAAAAGATAAACCATCATCTCTCTTTAGAATGGTATGAGGATCATTTGTTAAAGTAATTAAATAAAGCTCCTCTCTTAATTGTTTAACATATTTTTTTTCAATATCAAAAACATAATCACCAGAATATTCTCTATAAAGAGGAGAGTAAACGCTTTCACCTAAATGAGATCTATTAAAGATAATATTAATATCCTTGTCTTTAGATGCCATCATAAGCTTAAACATATCGTCATATAGCTTTTGTGAATATAAAACATGTTTTTCTTTATCTTCTTTAAACGGTAAAGAAGAATAATGTAATTTTTGAAATACTAAATTATTTACTTTTTCAATAATAAGATTTTGTTGAGTGTCTTTACCTGTGTTATCAGTACCCTCTATGATAATAAATTTACTCATAGTTTTATTTTTATATAGTTAAAAGTTGGAATTGTTTATTTCTAAATCAAAATCAGTAAAATTCTCAAAGTCTATGTTGTCTGCATCCATTCTACGGTCAATAGAATCACCAGGCATTTCTCTAGCCTCTAACCGCTTTCTTCGGATCTTTTCATCAACATTCAAATATATGATAGTGCATTCTTTTCTATCAACAGGATCAATATGACTTATACCTTTAGGTGTCATAATAAAAAGATTGCAGCTCGTAGTAAATTGTCGTTGGCTAGTTCCATAATACCAACCGTTGAATTCAATCCATTCATACCAATATCCTTGGTTAATTTTTTGTTTAAAATCACTCTCCGTTAAAAAGAAATAATCTTTACCATCAATTTCGCCTTCTCTAGGCGGTCGAGTAGTATATGAAATTCCATATTGAAAACCTCGACCGCTAAGGATCTTTCTCATGTGATCTTTTCCAGCAGCAGCCTTACCTACTAAGATAATTTTATTCATTCACTTCTGGTTGTGGCGCGCCCTGTTCAAAATTGTCTTTAAGAGTATTTAAACAATCGATTGCTTCAGCTAATGATTTTGTTTGTTCTACTATTTCATCTAATATTTGAGGATGCTCACCAATACCTACCGGGTTTGTTAGGTATACAGTTATAGTAGCCAAAGCTTTTGTTCTTTGTGCTTCAAATTGAGATTTTAATGCTTCATAAAGCACGTTAGTTGTGTTATTATTTGCCATAATTTAATTTATTAAAAGTTGAGTGTGATCGTAATTATTTTTTATTTGTTCGTTAAAGAATTTACCTTGAGATTCTGCTTTACATAAATTGTCATAAACATCTGGTTCTACATTATTGTATTCATAAAGTGCACCTGAATTAAATTCAATTTTTAAAGACTTGTTAGGAAAATTGTAAATGACTCTGTTTATCATTGAAGAGTCTACTGAGGAATTTTGTTCTATCATCATTATTTTAATTTTATAATATTATAAAGATCTTTAGCCTGTTCAATAGTTAGCCTTTTAGTTTGTGCAATCCATTTCCATGCGTTGGACTCATTAAGAGTTTCACATGCTGATACCTTTGTACCGCCTTTTGTTGTGAATTTAAATCTTGCCATAATACTGTTTATTTTTATATTGCTTTTTCTTAAAAGGTTTAAGTTATTTTATTGCTTTCTTTAAAGTTTCTAAGTCAGAAAGATACATATCTTTAGGATCAGTACCTTCTATAATTTTCTTTTCAGCTTTCTTATCAGCTTCTTGTTTTAGTAACTCATCAAATCTTTCTTTCGTTAAAGAATAGATAGGCATATTTAAAAGGTAGTTATATGAACCATCAATTTTATCAAACTTATTTGCTTCTAAATAAATTATAATAGATTTCTTAGGTGCATTGTTTACTGTAAGTTTACCATCAATAATATCTTTTATAAATCTTGCTTTATTTGAGATAATAAGTAATTCTCTCTCTAACTTTGCAATCAGATAAGCCTTTCTAGTATCATACCATTTTAATCTTACTCCTACAAAGTGACTAACTATTTCTTCTACCTTATTAAAAATTTTAAGTTTACCGTTTTCGTCTATCGTTGTAAGATTTTCAGTTTCTTGTGTATTAATTTTTAATAGAGCTTCTAATTTATTTCTGCTTACATAATCTTTAAGAACTGCTCTCTGAAACCTAAGTACATATTCTACTTGTCCTGATGAATTATCATCGTATCCTGATATGATTCTTTTTTCGGTTAAGTTATTTAAATGTTCTTCATACCTTTCATAAGTAAATCCTGGAGGTATTTCAGTTACTTTAACTGTTGTTGTGTTTAGCACCTCATATAACCCACTTATCTTCCATGTTTTTGGATTAACTGTATCTCTAGTAAAAGTGCCGCTAAACTCTTTTAACCAAGGTGCTAAGACTGGCATCTTTTTGCCCTTAAGAACAGCAATGCATGCATTAACAACATCCTTAGGATTTCTATTTAAAATATTTGTAGCAAAACCTACAGCAATACCGGATGAACCATTTAAAATTACAGTTGGTATAATAGGTAAGAAGTATTCAGGTTCAATTTTTTCACCTTCCTCTATTTTATTTTCTAATAATTCAAAGTCTTTATAAAGTAACCTAAAATTAGGATGTAACTTTCCACTAATATATCGAGGTGCACCTGCGGATGGAGATCTTAAAGAACCGAATTGACCTATCCCATCTAAAAGAGGTAAAGAGTTTTTAAATTCTTGCGCCATACCTACCATAGAAGATTCCAAAGATGTATTACCGTGGTGGTAATATGCCTCGGCCGCTACTCTACCTGCAAGTTGAAAAAGTTTCATAGGTTTTTCATTACCACTTTTCCAAATTTTGTTTGCAATATAAACTACCTTTCTTTGTGTAGGCTTTAATCCATCTATGCAACTAGGTATAGCCCTATTCTCAACAACATACTTAGCATATTCAAGATATTCCTTATCAAAAAAATCTGTTACTGTTCTTTTACTCATATTTAAAATAATGATTTATTACTTTTCTTATAAATTAATTCTTCTCCTAGAATCTTTTTCTTTCTTGGTTCAGAATCTTTTGAGAACCATGTATCTAATGTATTATCAAAATCTTTGTCTTTAGTTAAAGTAAAGGTTTTAGGATTACTAATAATTTCCTGGTACTCTTCATTCTCCAAGGCAGCAAGACCTTTCTTGTATTCAATTGACCATGATGATAATGATCTTTGTTTAGATTCCCATTCTTTATAATCATCATCAGAATAAAAACTTAATGTCTCTTTACCTTTCTTAGCAACCATAAGAGGAGTTTCTACTTTTAGTACTCTCCCTTGTTCAAATAACTCTGGCCAATACTTACCTAAGAAATTAATTAATAGAGCAGAAATAGAATTACCATCTACATCAGCATCAGTGTATAATAATATTTTACCGTATCTTAAGTCTTTAGGTTCATGACCTATCTTTAAACCTAATGCAGCCATAAGAGATTGCACTTCTTTATTTTGTACAACTTTAGACGGAATAGATTCTCTCACATTTACAAATTTACCCCTAAGTGGAAACGCACCTTGCATATTTGGGTTTCTATATTGTCTAAATGCAGATGATGCAGAATCGCCTTCAAAGATTGCAAGAGTACAGTTGCTTCTATCACCTCTCTTTTTTGCATCAATTAATTTTACAACCTTTTTCTTATCTAAACCTTTATTTAACTTTCTAAGTTTGGATCTTTCATCAGCAGCTTGCTTTTGTTTAATCCAATCTAATACTGATTGAATTATTTCTGAATTTAAAACTTGCCTTAGTGTCTTATCAGAAAGTACATGAATACTACCGAAGTCTTTAGGTTCGGTAATTAACTTCTCTTTTGTTTGAGACGAAAAGGCTGGGTTAATAATTGTACTATTAATAAAAAGGTATAAGTGATTTTTTAGTTCTGATGGCTTTACATCAACTCTATGCTTTCTTTTAATCTTATCCCTAAGAAATTGTGTAATTTGCCAAGTGATGTTATCTACATGCTTACCACCATCTTTTGTTTCAACAGAATTTACAAATGAGATAGCTTTAAACCCTGAGGTAGAATGACCTATTCCTATTTGCCAATTTTCTGATTGTTCATAAAATACTGGTGTGGTATATAATTCAGAGTATTCTTTAAAAGATTTAAATGTAATAGGATCTCCGTTTAACCAGATTTTTAATTTAGGATTACATGCAGCAATATCATAAAGCCTTTTTTCAATCATTTGAATTGAAGCTTTATCAATCTTACTCATACCAAATCTTTTAAAATCGGCAATGTATGAAATTTCAGTAAATCCTTTCTTTTGTGGTTTTATGGCAGGTTTAGTTTTCTTTGCCATATTATTTGAAAAGGTTTGTGTAAATCTTTTCTTCTTATCACAGGTATCAATTGTAAATTCTTTACTGAATATATTTGTTAATGTACTACCTACACCATTAGTTCCTACAACTGTTCTTTCTTCAGTATCATCAAAATTACTTCCTGTCTTTAGGTTACTGAAAATCATTTCAGGTACCCACTCATTATACTCTTTATGAATTTCTACAGGAATACCACCATTATCCCAGATTGATATCTTATTTGTTTTAATATCAATGTTAACCTTTACTTGATTAAGTTTAACATTTCTCTTATGCTCATCTACAGAATTAGAAACAATCTCGTCAAAGAGTTTAAGGAAACCTGGATTGTAGGTAATCTCTTTAGGGATTAATTTCCAACTTCTTCTATCTAACAGATAAACTTCCTCAGTATGCGGCTTAACAGAACCAATGTACATACCTGGTCTAAGTAATACATGTTCTGTATCTGTAAGTTTCTGATATTTCTTTTCAATGCTTACTGCCATTCTTTAGATTTATTTTTATATTGAAAAATATTAAAAGGTTTAATTACCTACCAAGTTCACTTCTTAATAATGACCTAAGATAAAGTTTGTAGGAGTCTAAAATTTTAATAGTATCCTTTGACTTCCATTTATTATAAAATATGTTGATTAACTGCTTAAGTCCTGGGTAATGTAAATTAGTATTAGATTTATTTAAGATAGCTTTTTCTACCCATTTCATATCATCTTTAATGTCTACAAAGTTCATAGCTCTTTTTAATTTTTGATTGCTATCCATCCAATCCCATTCTTTTCCGCTATTGATCATCTTTACCTTTATGTTTTTTCTTTCTCCTATACTTCTTTTTATTTCTTACAGGTGTTGGGACACGAAGAGCATCAAACCATTCTTGTTGAGTTAACTTAACTTCTTTTAGTTTTTTGCCTTCGTTATCTTTTTCCATAGTTTATTTAATCCACTCTTCAAACCCATGAGTATAGGCATCAATTGGATCCATCTCTGGAGATTCATCTAATAGGTTTTCTGCATACTGCTTTACCTCGGCTCTTAAGCCATAAGCAGATGCTTCTGTTAGAATTTCTTCAATGTGTTCTTCTTCGGTGATCATTCGGTATGGTGTCGGTTCTTTCATGTTATTTATGTAATGTTACAAATTCTCCGAAGTGCTTATCGAATATTTCTAACAGGTTATCGTAATCTCCACCCATCATTTCTGCCGTAAGTTCTCCTCGCTCTTCCGGTTGATAGTGAAGTTGTTTTGCTAATTTTTGTGCCAATCCAATTAATGCAAATGCATTACCATCTGGCCCACTTAAGTCTACGTGGATCTCTTCGGATCCAGGCATTGGTTTTGTTGTTATTGCCATTATCTACTTTTTAAAGATTCAATTTTTTCTGTACCGGTATTGATCATTCTAAATACTTGGTTCCACTTACCTTCATCAGCAATCCATTCAATGTCATGAGGTTTATGTTTCATTTGCCAATTTGATAAAGCATGACCGTTGCCTGACATTTTAAAATCACCTTCTGAATTTTTCTTAAATCTTAGGTAATGTATATTGTCACACATACAACTTACCGTCTTGATAATTACCTCTCTTGCTTCTTTCTTTACGATTAACCGTGGAGGATTTTGTAGTAGTTCTTGATATTTAGACATATTCCGTGTTTTTTAATTATATTATAAATATAATCAATTTAATTGGGAATTGAAAATAAAATGAGATCTTTTTTCTAAAAGTTATTAACAATTTAAATAACAGGATTTTCAGCTCTCATTTTTTCTAAGAGTTTACGAGATATGATTTTTACCTCTTTTGAGAATTCACCCTTATCAATAATCCATTGAATATACCTTGCATCTGTTTCATAAACTTCTTTAAACGGTTTGCCTTTATTTTTACCAAAGTTAAATACGATTTCTCGTTTACCGTTTATTTCAGCAAATTTATATTTACCGCTAAGGTCTACTTGATCTTTTCTTGATTCATTTACAACATCATCAATTTCTTTTGCTGTTGTAGGCATATCATAAAGTTCTTTTTGCTTTTGAAATATTTCCATTGTTGCACGAATATCAACATCGGCTCTATGAGCGCCTTCTAAATCTTTTCCTGTATATTTTTTATATGCAGTACTCAAATCTCTACGTTCATATTTTGAATAAATTAAAAAAGGATCTACTACAGCTCTTTGGCGATGCGAGAATGCAATACCACTTCTCATAAATTCCTCTACGAGCATTGGTACATCAAAGTAAAGAGCATTATATCCACCTAAGTCACTATCATCAATAAAGTCTAAAACTTCTTTTGCTATTAAATCAAATTGTGGTGCATCTTTTAACTGTTCTGGTGATATGCCATGCTTGTCTTGAGCTTCTTCTCTCATAACTGCATCTGGGCCGGGATTAACTAATGACTGAAAAGAATCTATTTCATTTCCTTCAGAATCGGTTTTTATCATTGCGATCTCGATAATTCTATCGCTACTTGTGTTTACTCCTGTGGTTTCTAAATCAAACCAAACTATGTTTTTTACATTTTCCATATTATACTTTTAAACTATACTATTTCCAGAATCTCTCTGTTATATTTTATATAGCTAAAAAGTAAAAAGGTTTTAAGATTTTGTAAAATGATTATTACAACACTAATCCTCTGGTATCAAATTAGATATGGATACAGGTAATTGTTTCATTGTACTATTTAATTGAGATAGTGTAGAATTAATTTTATTCATTGACCTGTTTATTCCACCATTATTGTTTGCTGATTTCTTTTCATCCCCACCGCCACTGAATGCGTTATTAATAGCTCCACCAACTGCATCACCAATACTTGAACCTTGGTTACCTAAAATATCTCTTATCTCTTCTACTGCATCTGCTAGTGCGGCATATGCCTTTTTATTAGAACTTAATTCCCCTGCTCCTTTAAATAGATTTGCAAACGATTCCGCTTTCATGGAATCAATAGAATTTACAGCATTAGAAATTGATTGAATATCAGTAGCAGCTTTTGCTAATGAACCATCCTGTGCATAAGTAGATAATTCCGTTATAAAACCTTGCATATGATCTAAGTCAGTTCGGAATGCAGTGTCTTTATAATACTTAGCAAACGTATCACCTATAGAAGTAAATATAGTTTCAATACCTTCTGCTATTCCTGCAGGATTTTCTAAATCTGCAAACGCCTGAAGACCTTCAGCAATATCAGTCAGTGCAGAACCAGCACCATCTACATTTTCAATACCTTTTTGAACCAAGTTCTCATCCCAAGAAAATAACCAATTACCATCAGTCTCTTCCATTCCACCAATTTTCATAAAGGCACTACCTACAAATGACAGAGAATTTTTAACTGCCGTAGCAAGCTTACCTTTTTTACCGAAATCAATGTCTCCCATTTCTGCGAATGTCTTTAACCCTGTTGCTATATTAGTAAGTTCTTTACCAGCTCCTTTTACGGCATCTATACCTTTTTCTACAGTGTTCTCATCCCAACTAAATATAAACCATCCATCTTCCTCTTCCATTCCTCCAATCGCACTAAATGCGGTTGATACAAAAGATAGTGAATTACTTACAGCCATTCCAAGTTTACCACCAGGACTGAAGTCAATCTTTTTCTCTACTAGTTCTTGGAATGATGATAAGCCTGTTGCAATGTTTGTTAATTCTTTACCTGCACCCTTAACAGCATCCACACCTTTTTCTACGGCATTTTCATCCCAGCTAAATGGACCCCAAGAATCTTCAGTTTCCATTCCACCTATTGTGGCAAAAGCTTTACTAACAAAACCTAATGTATCCTCTACTGCTACTTGTAAATATCCACCATCTTTAAAAGATTCGGAAGTTAATCCATATTCTATTTGTAAATCTAAGAATGATTTTAGCCCTGTAGTTATATCTGTTAAAGCTCTACCTGAACCTTTTACGGCATCAATACCTTTTTCAACTAAATTCTCATCCCAGCTAAATGGACCCCAACCATCCTCAACTTCCATTCCGCCAATTGTGGCAAATGATTTACTTAAGAAACCTAAAGTATCTGTAATTGCTACATTTAAGAAACCTTCAGCTTGAAAAGCTTTTGCATCTAATTTATATTTCTTCTTAAGATCTAAAAATGCAGCAAGGCCTTTAACTATAGAAGAAAGAGCTTCACCTGAATCCATCACAGAATCAATACCTCTTTCAGTAGCATTAGGACTAAATGTATTTCCAAATACTGCACCAAATAATCCGCCAGGACTTGCAGGTTCTCCACCTGCCTGAGCAAATGCTCCACTAACAGAACCTAATGCAATTGCAAGTTCTTGTGAATCATCTTCAGTAAATCCTATTGCTTTAAATTTAGTAAGACCTACTGATAATTCTTGTAATGCCATACCAGCAGCACCATACATCGCAGCGGCAGCAACACCTGCACCACTCTGTACAACTCTAGTAAATACATTACCAATATTTGCAAAGAATCCTGCTTCTGGATCAACGCCAGCAAAAGCCATCGCAACAGCACCTAATGTATATGATAAATCTTTAGCTTCTTTTTCTTTAAAGTCTACCTTTTTCATTGCCTGTAAACCAGGGGCTAATTCTTGTAAAGCTAAACCAGCAGCTGCATATAAAGCAGGCCCTGCCAAAGCTAAACCAGCAGTTGCACCAACGGCTAATCCTGCCAGTGCCATAATTCCACCTACAGCTACGAGCACCAATGCCTGAACACCAACATCACCTAAAGACATACCTTTTGTAGAGTCTGCAAATGGCACATATCCCAAACTAAATACCATTAATCCTAAACCGTTTACTGCCATAGCCAAGGCACCCATTAAAATATTCTTCATACCCATCTTACCAACTAATGCAGCAGCTCCACCTATTGCTAGTATTGTAGCACCTTGTATAAGAACATCACCAATACCATTTCCTTTTGTAGCCATTGAAAAGAGTACTAAACCTAAAGCAAAAGGTATTAATGCTACACCCAAAAGAGCTAGGCCTAATGCACCTCTTCTAATTCTTTTAGACGTTTTCTTACCACCTAATATTGCAATGGCACCAGGTATTAATACTAGCGAAGCTACCATACCTATTAAAATAGCAGGAGCCATTATTATAAACATTGTAGAAAGTGCAAATAAACCAATTCCTATTGCAAAAGATTTTAATGCATCTCCTACTTTATCTAAAGTCTTTGCTCCTCTACCTATTCTTTTAGAAAATTTCTTACCACCTATTAGAGCCATAATACCACCAACGGCAGTCACAGCTAATAATAAAAACGGTATTGCTATTAAACCTAATGGAACTAATATTGCAGATAAAGCTAATCCTTTTGCAAATTTTAAAAGTGCATCTCCCATTAAGGCCAAAGTTTCTGCACCTTTCTTAGCCTTTTTAGGAGTAGTCTTAGATAAAGCTTTATCTAATTTAGTTATATAAGCTGTAAATTTATCAATAGCTGATTCAGGTACAAAAGCCCAAATCATTAATGCCTTTGCAGATATCATTGCAGCACCAGAAGCAACAGCAAGAGCATCAGCACCTGCTTTTACTTTTTTAGGTTTTATACCTTGAAAGGCATCAAGTGTATCTGTTACAAAACCTTTAAATTTACTTAAAGATTTCTTAGGTACTAATAACCATAGCATCATGGCTTTGGCTGTTAGTTTTGCACCAAGACCTAAATCTTCTAATGTAGCACCAGCATTACTTTTCTTAGCCTTACCACCTTTTTTACTAAACATTCCACCTAAAGGATTTCTAGAGGTGTTTGCTTCAATGGCAGTTAGTAATTGAGTTTGTGTAAATGCTTCATCTATTAATAAACCTACTTGATTTGCATTGGATGAATCACCACCAGAGTTTGCTATTACTCTAAGTAAGTCAGTTTGTTTTTCTAACTGATTAACAACCTCCTTCGTAAAATTACCGCCACCGTCACTACCGGTAGAAACTGCAATAAGAGCATCTAATTTTTCATTAGTGCTCTGTGCAGCGGCCTCTATTTTTGATAGAGGGTCCATTAAATCTTTAAGAGTTACAGCAGCCATTCAATCTATTTATTTATCAGAACTTCGGCATACTAATCTTTGGCATAGATGGAGCTTTAAATGAACTCATCTGTTTATTCATAGACTTAGACATGCTGTCCGTATTATATTTATCCGAATAGGATTGAGTATTCTGTTTATCCTCGTCGTTACGATCCTTAAGAATCTCATTAAACATTTCTAAAGTATATTCATACTCATAGAAAGGAAGCAAATCCAGCTCTGAAGGCTGGAGATGCAACTTTTCTAATAATAGTACTCGTACTTTATAAAAGTTCAGAAGAGATATCTTGAATAATAAAGAGAGCTTTGATCCCGCCGGGAAACGTGAGCGGGACTGCGACCTCCTCACCACAGCTTTCACACGGAAATGAAAATTCCGGCTTTACACCTATTTTTGCTTTTTCTACCAATCTATAAATAATTGAGTATTTGCTAGAATCCCAGCCTTGAAAATTTGTAATAGCTGAAAATATTTCTTTATCATTAAATCCTCTCCATTCTCTTTGAATATAAGGTAAGATACCTAAGGATGATTTATCCCAAGGTTTATTTTCTTCTTCTCTTTTTCGTATCCAATCAGTAACAGATCTCATAACTCCAATTGTTGGTGGTGCTATTGTTAATGTACCATGATTTTTAGTTGTAACAGTAAAACATTTATTTTCATGGTCATAATACTTTTCTAATAAATCATCTTTATCATTAAATTGAAGATTGCCTGTTCTAAGCTCTACTGACTCTTGTGATTTACAGGTTCCTGTTTTACAATTCTTTTTTGTAACTGGCATCATCAGTTTATTTTCACCATCTTTAAATGTTAACTCTCTAATAGATAAGATTAAGTATATTCTATCCTCTTCTAATACATCTCTATACGATCCCCTTTGGTTACCATACATAATTTTTGTACAGTTCACTAGAAGTGAGTTTAGCTTTTCATCTACATCTAAAATATTTTCTTCATCTAATGTAGAGAATTCTCTAATCTCACCAACCCTTGCGGCTCTAATATGAATTTCAAAATCTTCTCTATAAAATTGTCCACCAGATGGAAAGTTTACTAAATCCAATTTAACATATCCTGTTAATGATTGTATTCTTTGTATTTCTGGGTCGTCTATAGATGTTACACCAGATCCTCTACTGGTATCTACCTTGCCTAACTCGGTAATTTTACCATCGGCATTTGTTTTTACTTCAGCGGTAGTATCTATTATACCTTCAGCTGCCTCAAATTCTTTTTTAATGTTGTCTTCGTGACTACTCATAATTATTTAGTTTTTATTAATTGTTTTTCAGGTGCGGTTTCCTCTACTATATGTTCAACTATTAATTGTCGTACATATCTGGATACTGGCAGCGGTTTTGTTTTATTCTCCATTGATTTCTCGATAATAATTGCATTTAAATTGTCTTCATCTTCTGGAGTTAAGAGTACTTGTAGTTTTTTAGTAAGTCTCTTTTTTTGTGGAATTAATTCTTGTACGCTTTCGTTATATCCATATTTAGGATTATCGGCTTTATAATTTTTTATCCAAAATTCTAGCCTTTCCATTATATGGCTTAATGATTCTTCAGATTCAAATTCTTCAAGAATAGTTTTTTGAAAAGATCTTGTTCCAAAATCTTTAACTGCTCTTTTAATATATTTACCTGCTCCTAAATTATTAGGATTATCATTAACTGAATAACCTACATAAACTTTTCCATCTGTTTCATTAATTACTTTAAAGATTGTCATATGTTTAGATTATATAATTTATAATATATATTAGAGTGAAGACAAAAAAACTGGCCCTAGAGCCAGTTTTCTATAAAAATATTTAAGAGTTTATTATGCTCCTACATTTTCTTCAACCCAGTGATCACAACGATAAGTCATTGTTAAATCAACTGCGTCTGGAGTTTCATAAGATAATTCATCTACAAAATCAGGTTGACCTGTAGGGAATACATCTTTACAGGTGATCTTTCTAAAGATATCTCCTGCTCTGTTATATTGTACAATGATCATACTTCCAACATAGTCTTTCTTTAATCCCATTTCACCAGTCAATGGATCATAGATTAATTTGTACCAATTACGGAATGTATTGTAAATGTAGTTTTCATTAGCTTCGTTTAAGTTAAGACTAAAGTTAACAGTCAGATCCATAAATGTTTGACCTGGCATACTTGCAAATGAACGGTCAGCAAATTTATATTTCTGTCCGATTGCATCTACAGCAGGGTTTAAGTTATTTAAACCTCCGATAGTTTTAACTTGCTCCAAGATTAAACCCGTATCATCCCCTAGTGGTGAAAATACAGTCACCTCGAATAGGTTAGGCTGAACAGGTTCGTACCTTTGGCTACTGGCCCTTGATTGGGTATAATGTGGTAGTGGCATAGTTTATTTTATTTTTTTTATATATTCTTATTTAGTTTCTTCTTATTCAAAATTTCCTGCACTAATAGCTCCTGTTTTCAAAATTGTTGTTCTCTGTACGAGAATTTCCATTCCTCTTACCGGTTCAATGTATGTATCTAAGATACCAACATTTTGATCGATAACCTCTGGAGTATTATTAGTTTCATCCATTACATTTTTATAATCATAAACACCATCATCATTTTGAACAGTTGCTAAGAAGTTATCAGCAAGTGTTTTAATTTCTAATCTTGTTTGTGCTGTATTAAATTCGAATAGATAATTTCTAAGAATTGCATCAATTCCATCTTGAATGTAAATTACAACCTCTCTACAGTTAATAGAACTTAATGCAGATTTTGTAGTCTGCTGTGCAGTTTTATTTGCAAAGATTGTTGGACCAGTTCCACTTTGGAATACAATTGGATTTAATCCAAATGGTTCTAAGTATTCTCTGTCCTCTTTTCCAAGATTAAGTTCTAATCCTACAACTCCAGTTCCACCTACAACACCTCTTCGAACCCCTGCAACTAATGACCACGGTAAAGCGTTTTCATATTTTGCAATAAAGTTATTTGAAATGTATGCAGCCGGTACAACATTTATATTTCTACCTAAATCCCTAACAGTAATAAACGGATAATAGAATGCTCCCCAACTCGCACCTTGTGTTTGAGATGGTAATGAGTATCTTACCGTAGGATTCTTTGCAAGATCACCACCAGTAGAAATAAATCTAGATGATAAGCTTCCGGTTAGATCTTTAAACGAAGGATCTGTATTGCTCTTAAAGTCTTTAGCAGACGGAGCATTTAATATTGCGAATGCATTCTTTCTAGTAGAAGCTAATATTGTATAGATCGCCTTAGATCCACTTTCAATACCGTTTCCGAATGTATCTACAATATATCTAAAGTTAATTACATCTCTATCAGTTAATGCCTTAAATAAATTAGTTCCATTTAAAGTACCGTTTAAGATTTCATTTTGTCTTTCATTAGTTCCATTAGGTACATGTGAAGGAGTTAATTTAAATCCATCTAAAGTAAATACATTTAAATAATCAACCCATGCATCAATAGGATAATATAACTCTACCTTAACAATACCTGCGGCAGTTGTTGTTGATATTTCACTTTGGCATGTTACTAATAAGGCATTTTTACCTACCGGAATAGTACCGTATTCAGCATTAGTTAATCCACCTTGAACAACATTAATTCTAGTTAATCTTGAATGTGGCACGGAAGGAGAACCTTCAGAATGTATTAGATAATTACCAACTTTAACATCGGCTGCATCAGGATTATCACTAACGATTAATACTTGGTTAGGTTTTAATGAAGGCTCAGTAGTTGAATCTGATATAATATCTATAGAAACGTTATTAGCACCTTTTAGTGTTTGTATTCCTAAAGTTCCTACCGGATAAGTTACACCAGTTGTTGCATAATCGGTATCGATAAAAACTCCACCACCAGCAGGATCTAAAGTAAATTCAGCATGCGGTGTTGTATTAGTAAATGCATCTTCCTGGTATGGTGTTACCTGAACAGATGGCAAATAATAATCACTATCAGATATTGCGATAGTTGAGATTGCAGAAGTTGGTGTAGCTGTATGAACATATCCATAATCAACAGCGTTAAAAACCAAATAACTTAAAAACTCATTACCACCATTCAAATATACCGCTTCATCACCATCGGTAAGAGTACCGTTTGAGAATTGGCTATATAATGTAGATCCATATCCACCTATAATATTAGAATTATTAGGATCGGCTAATATAGCTTCATCAGTAACAAAACCAAAGTCTGATTCATTTATATAATTATAAGTTATTGGAAAGGCTGCTGGGAAGTCAGCTAATGTTGTATTTCCTGCACCTGATAATACTAAAGTTACAGTATTACCTACAACGTTTACATTTATTACAGGAATATATTCTCCAGAAACCGCGCCTAGTATATAAGTTCCTACTACAGTATCAGAGTTTGCGGTAAATCCAGCAGTTGCATCGAATAAAGCATCGCCTACAGTACCTTGTATCTGTATTTGTATATTTCCACTTGATAATTCTACTGTGTTAATTATTTCAGCAACTTGTTCAACTGAGTTTGGTGTTGTTCCTGTACCAGCATAACTTAAGTCAGATACGATTGATCCACTATAAGATAAGAAATTAACATCTTTTTGTAAATTATTTGCTTGTGTCCATTCTAAGTTATGTCCTATCATATCAATTCCACCGGCAACTCCATCAATTAATGTATCACCATCAAAAAGATCTTCATTCACAGCGACAAATATACCGGTAGATGCAGTGTCAGCATTAATAACTTTTTCTACAAAAAGGTTATTACCAAGTAAATCTGTAAAGTTAGGAATAAGAGATGCAGTATATGTTGCAATAACATCAACTTCAGATTCA